CAATGCAACACTCTGAAACTCTCACATTACAAAATATTGAAAAGGGGTATTTATTATTATGACACGGATTAAAAATAAAAGCAAGCGCGAAATTTATGAATCATACGGAATTTTGTATGATACCGAAAATGAAAAAATTCTTTCCCCTGAATTTGGTTGGATAAATCCTGTATTGATTAACGGCAACACCAAATTAGGCCGGGGCGTATGGACGTTTTCAACACTGCCGTCAAACCGTGTATTTCATGTTGTTATCAACGGGAAAGAGTATGATATTAAGGGAACGTGCCCGTGCAATTGTGCCGGTTGCTACGCTCAAAAGGGGCACTATAACGGAACCGACGTAAAAGCAGCAAACGCCCGGAAAACGTTTTTTGCATATTACTATTTAGGATGGTTGAAACGTGCAATACTTGCACAAATTGAAGCGGATAATATCCAGCTTTTGCGGATCCATGCAAGCGGGGACTTTTTCAGCGCCAATTATATAGAAATGTGGCGGGAAATTGTGAACCGTTGCCCGGCTTGCGTATTTTGGACATATACGAAAAACCCGGCAGCAGAAAAGGCTTTTGATGATTATTCCAATATTAATATTGTACGCTCTATTATCCCGGGCGTCGGTTTTAATTTCGGAAAATGTGAATACATCATCAAAGCATATCACGCCTTGACGGCAGCGGGAAAGCGCGTTCACATCTGCCGGTGTGGTATGGATAAAAATCAACATTGCACAAACTGCCGCGGCTGCACGGAAAATGAATTTGTTCTTTTTGTTGAACACTCGACCGGATACAATGCGGAAAAAGACCCCGCTTTCCCGGAATTGTGCGCGTTAATAGAGAGGCAGGAAAAATAATGTCAATCGGTATTCTAGCAATCGTTGTTGCTGTCGTTCTTTTCCTGATATCGGCAGCCGGGGCGGGGCAGGCGGAAAACAAGCGCCCCGCCGAAAAGGATTATAAAACGATATACGCGGCAACATGCCCGCGTGAATTCTGAAAAGGGGGATTTACAATGTTTTTACCATATAGTTTCAAGTGCCCGGTTGTATACAATGACTTGCAAGAGGCGGAAAAAGCCGGTTATATCTTAACCGGTGAATATACAAAGCAATGCGGATATGTTACGCGCGCCGGGGATCCGCTGTATAATCGGCCGGTTTACCGGGCGGGCAAGGGAAAGCGCGCCGGGCAATTATTTATTCTTGTGCCGTCTTATCAGAAGACAATAAATTGTTTTCGCGCATGGTTGAAAAAGGCAGGCGCCGAAAATGAATAGAGGATCCGTTTATATCCGCCCGCTGTATGATTTTGCTGTTATCGACCGGAAGACGGGCGCCCGGGAAATTGTAAAAAACGCAATGTTTAGCTTTACGGCCGCCGATGGTATCACGGAAATATGGTTTGACAACAATACTTGCATAACATACGAACCGGGAACCGTCGACGTGTTCAAAGTGTAAAAAGGGGGATTATATCTCATGGTTAAAATAATTGCTTTTCTGTTTTCCTTTGTGCCGTTCCTGCTATGGTTGCGCGGGGCAGGGCGTCGCCGGTATACCGTCCCGGATACAGAGACGGAACCGGCGCCCATTGTAGACAATGAACCGGAACCGGGGCGGGGCAGCGCCTGCCGGGAATGCCTGCCGGGAAGCGGGGACTTTTACCGGGAACGGATCCGGGAATTATACGCCGATTTAACCGGCGCCCGCAATGATGAAGACCGGGAGCGGGGCAGGGTAGAACACATGGAAAATGTGAACCAATATGGCGCGGTTATCAGTCAAAAAAATATCGACAAAGCGCGCCGGGAATTATATGCCGCGCAACATCGGCGCCGGGCAATAGAAAACGATATCATAAAAACAGAAACGGCACTATATAAAGCCGGGGTATAATAACCCCGGTTTTTTTCATGCCCTGAATACAGTAACGGCAGCAGGGCGGGGGACGGGATCCGGGGCGGGGTATTCCTGCCGGGTTTACATAACACGGTTGTTGCGTAATGGGCGCGTATATGCTGCCGTATACATCCCGCCGGGGCAGGGGGGACGGCAGGCCGGGCAGCTTTACCGGCAGGGCGTGCGGGGCGTATATAGGGCATATATACCACAACGGCAGCGGGCATTATACCAGCGCGGTAAACAACGGAAACGGCAGCAGGGCAGGGCAGCCGGGCACGCTGGAAAGAGTGCAGCAGGGGCAGGCGCTCAAAATCGGCGCTATATGCGCATATACGGCGCCGGGCGGGGCGGGGTGTGTTTCTATATTCCCGGCACGGCGGAAAAGGCAGCGCGGGGCATTGTGGTTGCAATTCCGGGCAACCGGGGCGGGGGATAGTTTACCGGCGGCGGGGATAATTGCACGGTATATGCCAAAAACAGCGCGAAAAGGGCATTGTGTCGCGTTTTCCTGCCGTGCCCTATTAGAATTACATTCAAACCTATAACGCATTGTAGGCACGTTTTAACGCGATTTAATGCGGGCAGGGCAGCAGCAGGCCGGGGCAGGGTATGAACAATTTTATGGTTACATAATTATTGTAAACCGCGTTACGGGCGCGACTTAATCAACTTTTGGCGACGCAAGCAGGGAAGGGGAGGAACCTCCACTCCCCTACCGATTTTGGGCATTTTTCGCACTTTAGTACGCTAAATCGCTAAAGTACACGCGCGTAAAAAGGGCGTATATTAGGCCTATATGGGAGAGATTTAGGTGAGGGTAGAAAAAATTTCAGCCTCCACTTCCCTGCCGAAAATTTAAAACGCCTATATGTGCATTTTAAAGGGCAAATTTGCAGATTTTCCGCAAAATTGAAAGTGAAACTGAAATATTGGTACATTTTGTGCCGTTTTCCCGGCTCGACACGCGATTTTTGCCTGCTGGAATCCGGGCGAGAATGCTGGGCGATGCGTGAATAGCGCGTATATTTATGCATAAGAATAGAGCAGTGGACGGAGGATGGATCCACTGCTCTAGGCGTATATAGCGAAATTCAGGAGGAAAAAATCTCGCTATGGTGTACTAAGATAAAGATAAAGATGATTGGGTATCAGCGCGCCTTCTTCTCCCAGTAGCGCTTGTTGATCTCACGCTTCTGTTTGGGATGCTCTTTGTTCCAGCGGCGCTGGTAAGCGTTGTGCTTATCCTTAGCTTCCCTGCTCATCCCGGACGGTTTCTTTTTGCGATAGGTCTGCCCTACGGTTGCCATGTTATCACCTCGCTTTGTCTGTATTCAGTGTACCATAAATGGGACTGTAACGCAAACAATAAGATAAAGATAAATTGTGAATGCTTAATCATCACCCATGTGTGAGTATTTGTCGGCGATCTCGGATGCAGAAAGGGTTTCCTCTTTGGCAACATCTTCTTCGTAGTTCTCAGGCTGGTCACGGAAGGCGTCGTAGTTCTTCTGCCACCAGATGCCGACGACGGGATGGATCTTCCCTTCTGCCATGAGCATTTCGCGGGACTCGGAACAGATGCCACGGATGAAGAGCGCGAACTCTTTATATGCAGGATCCGATGCCCGGCGGATTCCCAGCGCCCAGTCCTTGACGTCATCGCGTCGCAGGCCGCAGGCTGAGTAGGCACCGGAGTTCGTTATGCGGACATGATGCTCCACGCAGAGTTTCATATACTCCTCAAGGCATTCATAGAGAGTATCGATGTTGTTGACGTCGGCGTGTTCTGCAATCTTCCGGGTGGCCAGAATGATGGTCGCGACCTTGGTGTTGATATCGTCGGTGTCGTCGATGATGGTTTGCAGGGCGTTCAGGGAACCGTACTGGTTCCGGGCGATTAGTTTGTCAGTGTTCCCGTCAGCAATCTCCTGCCACTCGGCGTCCATTGCGATCTGGCCTATGGCGGGGTCATGCGGATGTTTACGAGGTCTTCCCCCGCCTTCTCCTTGAGACATTGCTGTCACCTTCTTTCGGATAAAGATGAATGATCATTCGATTATGGTTACCTCTGCTTCAACGTCATTGATTTCCAGCGTCTGGAATGGAATTGTCACAACCATTTCCGGGGTTCTGCCTGCCTCCATATGTATGGTGAGGTCGGAAATACGATTGCCAAAAGAAATGTCATCAATAAACACTTGGTGACCATTTGTGACACCGGCAATAGGCTGGATAGATACCTTGCGTACCATCTATTTCTCCCTCCCACATTGTTCATCTGTATACCCAACGTGCT